CCTCGACTAGATGGAACACCACCTGAACCACCTGATCTAAGTGTCCCAACTATTTCGCCTTCCAATAGAACACCTGTGGATTGTTTGGTTCCTGCGCGCAAAGCGTGATGGGTTTCGTTGATGCTGTCGTTGTACTCATCGTATGCAACAGCGTTGACATGGGCTGAAGTGAGTGTCGCCATAGGGTCACCATCGTTGCCGATACCGAGTCCTTGACGGTTTTGTGCATCATACTTATCGGGGTCACGCAAAGCGTTCCGAGTGTCAATCGGATACGCAACTGATGTTGCTGCCTGACTTGCTTTCAATGTTCGTGACTGGTCTTCAAACACATTGGCGTTACTACCAAACTGCGTATCAAAAGCCAACATCGGAACATTGTTGCCTCCAGTACCCATTCGTCCTTTCAATGTCTGCACTGGCGGTTCATATACCCGCACATCATCTACCCGTGTGCCGTCAATCAGCATTGGTTCTTCAACAATGGCGATCCCACCTTGGTTGAGTGATGGGTCTGGTCGCCATGTGTCCAATGTTTTTGCAACGTCTACTTCGTTGCATCCGCTGTCAGGGTTTGATGATTTCATTGAGTTTGATGACAGCGAATCAAAAGCATAAGCGGATTGCTCAACAATGACTTTCCCTTCGTCCACATATTGTGAACCGACACCTTTGTAGTCACGGGCTGCCAAAGCACCAACGACTAGGTGACCAGATCCGACATCTTGATTGACTACTGTTCCGTGATGGTAGATGCTGGCACCGATGGCGTTGACGATTCCACCACCTGCTCCAAAGCTTTCTGTAAGCGTGTTGGCAGAACTTTTCCTCTTCGGTTTGCCCTTCGCAGTATCCCTTGGCAAGCTTTCGCTGACAGGTAGTAGCGGGCTGGGACAGAGGCTGGCGGTTGAAGGATTGAAGATAGCGATGACGAAGACTCGTCTGCGTCGTTGGGGGATTCCGAAGTGTTGCGCATCCAAGAGTCCCCATTCGATGACCATCGCCCCTGCTTTAGCCATTTCGTCGATGATGACTCCGAAGTCAGCACCTCTGTTGGAAGATAATGCTCCGGCGACGTTTTCCCAAATAGAGATTTTTGGATATTCATTGTTCGTTTCCTTTCGTAGTTCGTTGATGATTCGTATACCTTCGTGGAATAAGCCTGAGCGTTCGCCTTCTAGACCTGCTCGTTTGCCTGCGACTGAGAGGTCTTGGCATGGGCTGCCCCATGCAACAACGTCTGGTGGTGTGCCGTGTCGCAGGATTTCTTTTGCTGTGAGTGTGCTGATGTCACCCCAGCGTGGTACTTGAGGCCAATGGCGTTCAAGGATTGTGTTGGCGTGTTTGTCCCATTCGCATTGGTAGATGGTTTTCATGCCAGCGTTTTCTAGTCCGAGGTCAAAGCCTCCGACCCCGCTAAACAGGCTTAATACATTCATGTTGTGTCCCTCCTACAGGATTAGGTTGTTGAGTGTAGTTGCTATTCGTCTTCGTCTTGGTGATGGTTGAATGACCTGGCGATCCGATACTTCTCGGCTGCGCTCGCTGATTCGAGTAGGCCGAGACTGGTTGAGGCGGTTTGGTTCCGGAGTGTGGTCACCCAGAATGATTGGTCACCGTTGATGCGTTCAATGTTGGCAATCACCACATATCCGGTGCAGAGTCCTTCAGCTGATGCTTCAATGAACTCTGCTATCGGGTCTTCATAGTCATTCATTGGTGGCAACGTGTTCTATCCGTGCCTGAGCTATCGCAGCATATTCTGGTGACTGCTCAATACCAATGAAGTTGAAGCCTTCGAGCAAAGCTGCTTTACCTGTTGAACCTGAACCTGTGAACGGGTCAAGCACCACACCGTTTGGTGGTGTTATCAATCTGCACAGGTATCGCATGAGGTCTGTCGGTTTCACAGTTGGATGATGATTCTTACGGATACTTGCAGAATTTACTCCGCTATCTCCTTTATGAAGATTTCCTCGTTTTAGTTCTGCTTTGGCTTGGTTGCTCATAGCAAGAATTTGATCGGGCATATCGTCTAAGCCTTCGTTGCGATCCTTCTTGTTGGCTTTCGCACAATAAAAGAACCGTGCAGCAGAACCACTTGAACTGTCCTGTTTGCTGGTTGCATAACCTGTTGGTTCACCGTCATTGTTGAAATGTCGTGCGCCTTTGGTGGTGTTCCAAGTCCCACCTTTGGTGTCTGGGAATAGTTGTAGCACTTCGTCTGAACCGTCATGAATAAAGTTCGCAGGGAAACGACCCAATGACGAACCAGCAACCCAACCATCATGCTCATAACCAGCAGCAAAACCACTCGTACCTTTAGTTCCACCACCAAAAGAATCTTGTGCTTCTACTCTGCATCCGTCAATGTTGATGCCACCAACACCATGCGTCAAAACATTGTTTGCCACGGTTCCGTCAAGGGGTTTACGAGCCATTACTATCGGCTCATGCGCAGGCTTCAACGCAGTACCCCAACCATCCCACACTTCAGCCTCAGCCGTAGCAGGTGCAGTAACCAAAGATGAAGCAAGTCTTGTTTCTGGTGTTGATGAACCAAGTCCATGATTGAATGCACCAGTAGTACTTGAGTGACCTTGCAGATGGTATCCAGGTTGCCCAATCTTTGAGCCAATAACTTCCCGTTCTGCGCCAGCAGCCTTATCAATCGCCTTACTAATGTTCAACGACTTAGGGAAACCTGACCCATACACCCACATAATCTGATCCCTGATCTGAAACCCTGCATCCTCGATAGCTACCGCCATACGGTGATAGGTGCGGGAACCGCTGAAGGCTAGGAGGTGCCCACCTGGTTTGAGTACTCGTAAGCATTCACGCCACATTTCTACGTTGTAGGCGATGCCGGTTGCGTCCCAACTTTTGCCCATGAACCCAAGTTCATACGGTGGGTCGGTGACGATGGAGTCAACGCTGTTGTCTGGCAGGGTTGGCAGTATCAGCTGGTTGTCGCCAATATGAATGTTGAAGGTGTTATTCATCGAAGTCGTCTGGCTTATCTCCGCATAACGGTTTGGTTGGTAGTGCGCGTTGCGGGATGCACGGGCAGAGGCGGGCTTGAGTCATATTCCGCACATCCCTTCACATTCCTGGTCAAAGGTATCTTCGCCAAACAAACTGTATTGGCCTTTTTCAACATTGGTTCGCAGGTCAACTTCGTCTAATGGGATGAGTGATTTGTGTAGGTATGGGGTGCTGCTTAGTTTGCCTCGAACCTTGACTGCTTCACGATATTCGTAGTCAAAGCGAACGGCATCATCCCAAGCATCAGGCATTGTGTCGCGCAGTAAACGCCATTCATGGTCTGATTTGAATGGGCATCCGATGCAGGCTGATCGTGGTGGCAGTTCGTAGCCATGATCTGCACACCAATCAAGACACATTTGGCGTGTGATTTTCATTTCAATCAACGGATATTCGTTGCGCAGCCAACTGAAGGGTGGGTCTTTCATTCGTTGGATTTCGTCAAAGCTGATACCGAAGATGGTGGTGCCGAGGTGTTCTTTGCTTTTCTGTCTTGGTAGCAGGCCTACTAGTTCACGATGTTTGCGCATAGCGGGATTGATTTTGTATTCTGCGGTGCATTGGCGTTGCATCATCCCTTTGGTGTTGTCAGGGTTTTTCATGTAGGTAGGCAGCAGGGCAACCCGTGAGCCGTCGGTGCGCAGAACGTCCTCACGAATGTTGCCTGCGCTGACTTTGTGGAATGGGATGTTGTGCTGTTGCATGACTAATTCAAGTTTGGCTAGATGCTCGTAAACAGGTTTTGGTTCCCATCCGGTGTCGGAAAAGATTGCATGGTCGGGGCGTTCTATTTCGCCTTCAATCATCATGTAGAGAAGCGTCGTTGATTGCACTCCAGCACCAAGGCTGAGGATGCGTAAAGGTTTGATCATCGGGTCAACCAAAAGAAGTACAGGCCTAAAAGTACAGCGAAACCAATCATCGTCCTCATTGTTGTTTGCTCCACAGTTCCTGCTGGGTGGTGTGTAACTCTGATTTGATTGAGTCCAGTTCGTTACGCAAAGACTCGATAAGGCTAGTGGCCTCGTTCAACATGTGTACCAGTTCGTTGCGTTCATAGCCGAGCATGAACAGGTCTAGGGCTAACTCGTTGTCCCTAGTCATTGTGTGCGTCCTCTTTGGCTTCTAGTTCGTACTGGAGAACAACGATAGTCCTGCGTAACAGTTTGATTTCATCAGCAGCAGCATTGATAAAAACATCGCATGAACACGGATAGTTTTTTTCAGAGCTGGTGTATGC